ATCCTTGTATGTATAATTCCACAGAAAAAAGAAGATAAAAAAAAGTTTAAAAATATTTCAATGGAAAAACTGAATTTGACCCCAAAAAATGGTCAAAATATTGAGCAACTCTTGAGATGAATAAATAAAACATATCTTTACTTATACCTATAATAATCATTATAAGATTTGACGTTCTTGAAAGAAATAACGTTTAACATCTCAGTATTTGATAATAAAATAAATTCTTCAACACCGTCGTTACACCATGGTAATAAACATTTTGTGTATCCAGATCCCAAAAAAGGATATTCTAATATTTTTTTATTGTGAATTATAATATTATTAGCATTTTTAGAGTTTTTAGATTTTGATATTTGAGAACCACAATCATAGTTATTGTTGTTTCTGTTATTTGAATATTTAGAAGCAATAGTAGTTTTATCATTTAGAAATAATGGAACATATAGATTATCTTTATGAACTTGGAAAGAAATGATTTTATTATAGTCGTCCCCCCAGGATAAAGGAATACCAAGAATTAGTTGGATTTTATTCAAATTAGATTTAAAATCTAATAAAAGTTTATTGAAACATTTTTTTTTCAAACAGAACATTACACAATTTTCACCATTACATGATCTAGAAAGATACTTTCTATTTGAAATTTTAGAATTATGTGCAAACTGTTTGTAATGTGAATTATAAGTTTTGGTATTAACAATAGCAATCATTTGAATCATATTATTATAATATAAATAAAAAGAATTGCTAAGATTTGAAAACAATCCAATCTATATTTTGATTATCGATTTCACGATGATTATAATCATCTGAATTATAAATATTCTGAATTTTCAAATTATCACCATTATTAAGATGTACGATATTAATATCATTTTGCAACGGAACGATAGTTTTAATATTAGGATTCATTTTACTAAAATAAAAGAGTATTCTTTAAGTAGAAAAGAACAAATGATAATTATTTTTAATATAAATAAGGGAACGAAAAGCAGAAGTGTAATAATATTCAGCGGACGAAAGGGACATACCGGAATTATAGTTATAAATATGATGGAAGAAGGGAGAATTATTTTTTAAAGAAACGATAAAGAAATAGAATTCATGACAAAAAGAGAAAATGAAAGAAGGGTCACCGGAAGAAGCAAGTTCACCAAGATGTATTAAATTCAAAATATTTTTATAATCGGAAGAATTGTGGAATTTATCAATAGAATTGATTTCCGAAAGGAGAGAATTCATAATTATTTAAAAGAAGATTTCTTAGTTTAATAAGTGAAAAAAAAATAAAAAAATAAAAAAATGATAATAATAGATAGAATAATAAGATATATAAAACAAGATATAATGTTACCAGACAAATGTTATTCAAGAAACAAACTAAGAATGAAGGAGAGATGTAACTGTAAAATATTTTGTAGAAAGAATTATGGGAAACCAGTGAAAATAAAAGTAAAAATATATAAAGAAATAGAATAAGAAATAAATAAAAATGTATAGAACAAATACGATAATAAAACTGATAAAACAACTGATAGAAGAAAAAAAGCCGATATTAGGACGATGGGAGATTAAAACGTGCGAAGAGATGAAGACAAAAATAAACAGTATATATCAAAACAGAGATCATTGCGGTGACAAGATATGTAATAAACCGGAAAAGATGGATAAATATGTATTAAAATGATTTAAAGAAATGACTGTATAAAAATATTATAAAAAATGGGAGAATGCGTGATATGCTATAATGATATAAGATATCCAACATGCGTGAAACCATGTAATCACATGTATTGCAACAAATGTATAATAAGATGGTTACAAAAATCAAATAAATGCCCGTTATGCAGAAAAGAAATAGATTTAAAAAGAATAGAAGAGAGATATGAAACAGGGTATTATAGTGACAGTATAGAATTACAAACGTTATATAGATTAGTATGTGGGAGATAAAGAACAAACACAAAGATATTGATTTTGCTTAATACGAAGAGCATTTATAATAATAGAAATAGAATCGTTTAAATTAAAAGAAGAAATGTCAGAGAAATTAGAGATAGGAATGAAAAAGGAAGCCAAAGAGGGAGAAGGAGAGTTTAAATCAAAAGCATAAATACCAAAAGAAGTTATATTAGAAATAGAAACATATAAAGAGTCGTTAATATTTAATTTATAAAAAGAAGCAAGGAAAGAAACGTCATAAAGAACGGAACCATTATCTAATATTTCACCGGAAGAGATTAATTTAACATTAGAGAAATTAAATATGAAACCATCATCAGAAAGAACATTAATAAAATTATCGTGAATATAAGAATTAATAATAAAATGAAAAGATTTAATATCGTTTAATTGATTAGGGGATATAATAATTTGTCGATACAAAGTAGTCATAAAAGAAAAAGAAAGTAAAATCTTAAATTAGTTGAAAAATTTAAACTGCCATGGGAGCTTTAATAGATTTATGGGATATATAATTATTAAGAACAAAATCATCAGGTGTAATATTATCTAAAGAAGAATCTGGTGATATATTAACATCTAAAGTAGGGAAAATGAAAGGATGATTAGAAAGTTGAGTACGAACTGCGTTGATATGATTTTTATAAATATGAGCGTCACCAAAAGACATATGAAGCATATTAGGGAAAGTACAAGTAAGTTTAGCGACTATTTTAAGAAGAAGAGCGTAACTAGCGATATTAAAAGGGACACCAAGAAACATATCAGCGGAACGTTGATACATATGAAGGTCTAATTTATTAGACGTAGAGTTGAGATAGAACTGGACCAAAACATGACAAGGAGGAAGAGACATTTGGTCTATTTGTTCTGGATTCCAAGCAAGAAGAATATTACGACGATTATGAATATTAGAATTTTTTTCGTATAAAATATTATCAATACAAAGTTTAAGTTGGTCGATACCTTTATTAGTATAGTTAGAATTACAGGTAAAGTAAGTAGCGTTCCAATGTCTCCATTGATGACCGTAACCGGGGCCGATATCACCGACATCACGATCATAAAATCCATTATTATCAAGATATTCACGAGAAGTATTACCTTTCCAAATATTAACCCCGTTTTGTTCTAGGAGTAAAGAATTAGTAGAACCGTTCATGAACCAAATGAGTTCGTGAATAATACCTTTAAGAAATGTTTTTTTAGTAGTAAGAAGAGGGAAATAAACTGAACAATCAAAGTGCATATTAGCGCCAAAAATGCTATAAATTCCAGTACCAGTTCTATCATTAAAGAAGGAACCATTAATTAAAATATATTTAAGAAGATTAAGATATTGAAATTCCTCGTGATATTTTTTAAAATGAGACATAGAAGAAAACTTATTTAAATTATATTTTTCAACAAGAAGCCATTTAGGATTATTAAAAATGGAAGCAAAAAACGGAACAAAAGTATCACAATTATAATTACCATTTATAGAAGTAATAAAAATATCATCTAAAATATTCATATCAAGTACGTGTTTAAAAAGAGAAGCACCACCGATGAAAAAAACATGTTTATTAGGAAAACAAGAATTAGCATGATTAAGAGCGGAATTAATATTACTAGAAATTAAAAAATTATTATAAAAAACATCATGTATATTATTTTCGTTAGAAGAAAGAACAATACAAAATCTATTTTTGATAAAAGAAGATTTAACTTTATAAGGAAAACCATTCCAAGTAGTAGAACCCATAATGACAATATTATTTATAGTTTTAGATTTAAAAAAATCAAGGTCTTCTTTAGAAACCCAAGGGATGAAATTATTTTTACCAATACCAAAGAAGTCATCTACTGCTAAGATAGCGGATATAGGATTCATTAACACGCTTACATTATATACAAAAAAAATCCTTAAGTTATAATAATGAGTATTCCAGATAAATATAAGAATTTAATAGTAGGGCCCAATAAATATACGATAGGATTGATATATATGTTTGCGAATTTAATGGGATTTTTTACACATATGAAAAAGAATAATGTAGATGAATATAGTAGTATAAGTATATTAATAATATTAGGAATAATAGCATTAAAATTATCGTAATTAATATAAATGTCAAAACAATATGTATGGAAAAAATCTGGACTGCGAAATGCAACAACAACTGCATTAATTGCAGGATTGGTGTTATTGTTAATTTCGATTATTACTGGAAATATTCCATTTATCATAGTTATGTCTGTAATAAATGCATGTATCCTATTATTTATATTAATAGATCCAAATATAAAAGAAGAAATTTCGAACACCTACGATGGATTATCTACGATGGATAGGGTTAAATTAGTTGGATTTGGTTTGATATTAATAATTGGAATAGGGTTGATTGGTGAATTTGATAAGAAAAAAAATAAAAAGCTACAAAGATATATAGGGATGGGGATAATAATATCAACGTTACTTATTCTACATTATGATCTAACAATATATTTCATAAAACTTTTAAGTGAGTATTTACGTATAATAGGAATAATATTATTAGTAATAACAGGTACTGTAATAGCATTAGAAATTCAAGAACGAGAATAAAGATGATGAGAAAGATAAGTAGCGGAAGGGTCTATTTGATTATTAGACCAATTATGTCTCCAAATAGAATGAGAAGCCAAAGGAGATGAACCAAATAACGAAGAGAAAATTTTTCTATAATAGAATTCTTCGCGAGAAAGAGGTTGGTCGATATCATAAGAGACATTAGTATCAACATGGATAGAATTGACATAAGATTTAATAGAGTCGATCCAATTATAACCAACTGCGTCACTAAAAGCGTTTTTTTGTCTCCAAAGAATTTGGTCGAAATCTGTATGGAAAGTGTTATTAAAAGAGTACCGAAGGATAAATTTTTCGAAATTCTTTTTAGGTATTTTACAAGAAGGATGTAAAGAAAGTACATAATTGAGCAAAGTTTTATCGAAAAATGGTACTCTAATTTCAAGACCAAAAGAAGAAGTAGCTCTATCAGCGCGCAAAGAATCGAACATATGAACGTTATTAAGTAATCTGATAGTTTCGTCTTGGAAGGAAGGTAAATCAGGGAAATTATGGAAATACAAGTAACCACCAAAAAGTTCATCTGCGCCTTCACCGGACAAGAGTACTTTAACGTTAGTATATTTAGAAATATAAGAGGAAAGTATATACATAGGTATAGAAGCTCTAATAGTAGTACAATCATAAGATTCTAAAGAGTAAATAACTTTAGAAAAGAGACGTAACCCTTTATGAACATCAAAAATTACTTCATGATGTTCTGAATTAATAATATCAGCTACTTTACGAGCATTAATTAAATCTGGGCTATTAATATTAGTACCGATAGAAAAAGTTTTAAATTTTTTAGAAGGATAAATATTGTGAGCAATATGAGCGATTAAACTGGAATCCAAACCACCACTTAAAAAGAAACCATATTCAACGTCAGAAGAATCCAATCTTTTTTTAACAGCTTGGTATAAAAGAGTATGAAGAGTATTATAATTTAAAACGGAAGCAGAAGAAGGGGACAAATTGAAATATTTGTGAAAAGAACCGTCAAAAGACATAAAAGAACCAATTGGAAATATTTTAGGATTTCCAAAATCCAAGAGAGCTTTAGCTTCAGAAGCGAAAGCAAAGAAATTTTCATTATTAATAAAGAACAAAGGACGAACCCCGATAGGGTCTCTAGAAACGATAAGTTTATTATTAGAAGGGTTAAAATGGATACAAGCAAAAACGCCATCTATATTAGAGCAAATATCGAAAGGGTCTAAAGAAGAATTAAAAAGATGAGAAAGGATTTCACAATCGGAATTACTATTCAAGATAGGATTATTAATTTGAGTGTTAAAGGATTCAAATAATTCATTATAGTTATATATTTCACCATTACACAAAGTAAAAGAATTATCTAAAAGAAAAGGTTGGTTACCGGAAGAAGAAGTATCATTAATACTAAGACGATGAAAACCCAAAAAGAAATTTTGTTCAAAAACAATAGAGGAATCATCAGGACCACGATGATGTAATCTATAGAAATAAGTATTTAAATCTGAAAAAGAGAAGAAATCGGATAAAGGAAGATTATTTTTCATAATAACAGCAAAAATACCACACATAATGAACTTAATAAATAAATTAATTTAATGAAGGATTTTTTACGAAAAAAGAATAATTAAAAACATCTGAAATATGATGTTTAGTAAATTTATTTTCTAAGAACAAATAATCATCAGAAAACATATCAACGGTCCAAAATTTAATGATAATAATAGGAATATAGTCAAAATGTTCTGAAATTTTAATACAAAAAGAGTTATCTAAAAACAAAGTAGAATCATTAACAAATTTAAATTCATGAAAAGTATTAATAATATTATTAATCAAGGATAATTTATCATTAGTACGTATAAGTATTTCATCGTCGATAGGACTATCATAATTAATGCAGTAATGTTCGTTAAATAAAGTGATAGCAAAGCTACCAATTATTTCGAATTGAACTCTAGATGCTAAATCTTGGAGACTTAAAATGATATTATATCTTGAAATAGCAAGTTTTGAATTACCTTTCCAACCATTATTTCTAAGTTGTTTAAGAAGACTCATTGGCTATAGAAAAATAAATAAATAAAACCTTAAATAAAAATAATGAATAAAGAAGAATTAAAAGAAGTTATAAAAGAAATAAAGAGAGAGTTAGATATCAAGTTATATACACCAATAAGATATTTTGAAGGAAACCCTAAACGCTATAAAAGCAAAAGGGAAGTAAAGAAAAGAATAAAAGAAATGTACGAAAGAATACAAAAAGCAAAAAGAAATCCAAAGAACAAAAGATTATTAAATCAATATGAAACGGATAAAGGGATGAAAACCAAGAAATCTAGATGGACTGTAGCGTTTTATAAAAAGTATGGAGAAAAAATGGAAAAGTATAAAAAGAAACCACATATAGAAAGGGTATCGAAATCAACAGGTATTCCGGAAAACATATTAAAAGAAGTATTTGATAGAGGTGTAGCAGCGCATAAAACAGGACATAGACCCGGAGCAACGGCAAAACAATGGGGTATAGCAAGGATGTATTCGTTTATAATGAGATATAAAACGAAATCATTAAGTCATGATAAAGATTTAGCAAAAAAAATAATCTAGCGCAGTTCGTTAGCTGCATTACGAGCAATAACATCGACCATATTATTAAAAGTATTCTTATCATGAGCTTTAATCCAGAAAAAGTTCAAAACAACATTATTATCATGCAATTGATTTTTAAGAGAAATAAGTTTTTTCCATAATTCAACATTTTTAATTTCTTTACCGTTACTAGATTTCCAATTATTACGCAACCAATTAATATGCCAAATTGTTATACCTTGTTTAACATAATTACTATCGGTATATATATCAACGGAAGAAAAATTTTGAGTTAAAGCATATTGAAGTGCCTTGATAACTGCTGTAAGTTCCATAATATTATTAGTAGTATATAAAGAGTTACCATAGTTGGAAAATTGAGAATCATCAGCCAATAAAAAGGCCCAACCACCGATACCGGGATTACCTAAACAACTACCGTCAGTATAAATAGAGACGGACATTGTACGTTGTAGATGTACGTTGTAGATGTACGTTGTAGATGTACGTTGTAGATGTACGTTGTACGTTTATTACATTAATAAAAAAATTAAATCTTTAAGTGATTTTTTTTTACTTTAGTAAAATAAGACAAAAAAGAAGCAAGATAATGGAAAGAAAAGACGTCCTAAAATGGTTAGAACAATTAGAATCAACATCAACATCAACATCATCAGGGATATCAATATTAAAAGAAACTGTTTTAAAAGATTTTTTAGAAACATAATTAGGGTCATCGAATTTTCTTTTAGGTAAAATTTGTCTACATTTATGAGGAAAAGGACAATTTGGAATTAACATTAACATTTTATAATAGATAAAGAATTAAATATCAAGTTCTAAAAATTCTTTATAAATAAAAAATATAGAAATATTGAAAAAAGACCAAACAATAAAAAAGTAAGCATAAGAAATAGGTAATAAAGAAATAAGTTTAATAAAAACTGTTTTAAAAAAAACATTAATAGGAACTAATGACCACCAATTTTCTCTATTAATGATGGTATATATCAACATATTAATAGGTTCAAACATCATATGAGAAACACCAAAAGCCAAGGTATCTAAAAGACTAGAATCGCCATTAAATAAACGTTGTTTAACCATATTTAAAATTTGTAAAAGAAGAAGAATAAAAGAAAGGAAAAAAGCCAAAATTTTCCAAGAAAAATTAGTAAATATTTGACTATTAGTAATAAACATGAGAATGAAAGTATATAAACCTTTATATTTAATATATTCTATATCAAAATATTTATAAATATCAAAAATTTCATCATTTTCAATAACATTTTTTTTAGTAAGTTGATTGGAACAAATCCAATGTGATAAAGAAAACATAGATAAAAAAGAAAACCACCAATACTTATTTTTATTTGAAATATGAGAATGAAAAGAATAATCATGTTTCCATTTTTGATGGAAAATAAGTGTATAAAGCAATATAACAACATAAAGAATTGCAAGATAAAAATGGCTATAATTTCTAAAAAAATGATTAATATAGATACTAGGAGTTTGTAATAATGCAAAACCAGGATACAAACGTTGTCCGTCTTCATAATCACATAATTTGATAGCAATTATCCAAATAATACCATAAAGAATATATTGATGGAAAACAAAATAAAAAACATGATTATTAAAAGCGAGACTAATAATAGATAAAATAGATAGAGTAATACTAGGATAAATAACAAATCTATCTAATAAAACAATAAATAAAGATGATAATATATGTATAACAATATTGAAATAACCATAAATGAAACTATCATATTTATAATGAAAGCAACAAAAGCCAGATAAAAACAGAGGCATAATAAGTAAAAACTTTTTAGTTAAAAGAAAATATTCTTGAATATTACTACCAGAATAATTTCTATATCTACGTTCTTCTAAAATTACTTCATTAGATTCACTAGACATGTATAATATATTTGTAGAATAAAAAATTAATTAAAATAATTTCAATCATAAAAAGAAAAATCAAATACATAAGAATTTTGAAATTATTATTTATTTCAGAACGAATAGAATCGTGTAATGTATTCATAATATTTAAAATATAAATGTCTTTAAATCTCTTGTTCTTGTATATTAAAAATTATTAAATTACCGTATTTTTTTTCTAAATCTTTATGATTAAAAATATTACTAATATCATCTAATGGATTTATAAAATTGAATGGTTCTAAAAACATATTATTGGGAAAAAATCCACCAATATTAGGTATATTAATATTATTTTTAATATTAAAAATATCAATATCGTGGTTTGTAACTGCTATATATTTAATACCAGAAACTTTAATATTTTTTAATAATTGAATACAATTTTTTAATGGTAAATGTTGAAGAACTTCTTTAATAATAATCAAAGAATAATTTTGTAAATTAGAAGGGCATTCTATTTTTTGGGAGCATAGGTCGAAAGTATCTTTTGTAAAATTCAAAGAATTCCCATAATTTTTCTTTTTAGCAATATCTAAAGCTGTTTTAGATACATCAAAACCGATATATTTAAAATCATTGTTTAAAACTAAATTAACAAAACCATGTTGCCAATTGCAGTCTCCACAAATATCATAAACAATTTTAATATTATTTGTGTTTATGAATCTTGCAATAAAAACATTTCTAAATATATTATTTGATTTTGTACTGCCGTTACCACTTAACGTTTCTGAATCTTCAAAACCCCACACACGATTTAAATAAATATCTTCGAAATTATTCATGATTTATAAATGATTTAAAAAAATAATAATTAAAAAACGTATGGAATGTATTATATGTTGTGAAAAGACAAATGAATTTTTGAAACCATATAAATTTAAAAAATGGAATAAAAAAAATTAATTCAAATTTACATCAAATATATGTGTTTCAGTCTGGAATACCACCATATGGAGTAAAATGATGTTACACCATAAGACTGTCTAATACAGAAACACGGTGACAATCACACAAATACAGCCGTACATAGCACAGAGACCTAAACCTCGAACACAAATACTAACACAGAGTTCGAACACAAAGATTAACATACGTATTGAATAAAGACATAACACAGAAGACTAACACAGAGAAGACTAACACAGAGAAGACTAACACAGAGAAGACTAACACAGAGAAGACTAACACAGAAGACTAACAAAGAGATGACTAACACGCAGACCTAAACACAAAGACCTAAACACAAAGACTGAATGTTATGAACCTATAATGTCATCTACAAACCTAATCAAAGACATAACACAGAAGACCTAAACAGAGACCTAAACAGAGACCTAAACCTCAAACAAAGACTAACACAGAGACCTAAACAGAGTTCGAACACGCAGATCTAAAAAGAGAACGAACACATAGAACGGACATCGGACAAAGACTAACACACAGATCTAAACAGAGAACGAACACAGAGACCTAATCAGAGAATGAACACAGAGACCTAAACATCGAACGCAAAGACTAGACTAACACAGAGATCTAAACAGAGTTCGAACACGCAGATCTAAAAAGAGAACGAACACAGAGAATGAACACAGAGACCTAAACATCGAACGCAAAGACTAGACTAACACAGAGACCTAAACAGAGAATGAACACAGAGACCTAAACATCGAACGCACAGATCTAAAAAGAGAACGAACACAGAGAGCGGACAAATCTAAACCTCGAACGCAAAGACTAGACTAACACAGAGAGCGGACAAATCTAAACAAACATCGAACACAAAGACTAACACAGAGAACGAACACGCAGAACGGAAATTTAAAAAGAGAACGAACACATAG